GTTCTACAGTAAGCGTGCCATCTGATAGACACTTCAGAGGTGCTTGGGTTGTAGATGCTGATAAAAAGGTAATATCAGAAGATATGACTGAAGCTAAGAAAATCTTTCAAGATAAGATTAGAGAAGTAAGACAACCATTACTTGATGCTGAAGATGTTGTTTGGATGAAAGCAGCAGAAGCAGGAGATAGTTCTGCTCAAACTGCAAGCGCAACTAAAAAGAAAAATCTTAGAGATGCACCAGCAGCAAAGGCTATATCAGATGCAAAGACAATAGCTAAGTTAAAGGAAGCGTGGGATACAAGTCTGTTAGGCGATAGTCCATACGCATAGGAGCAATATATGGCTTTAACTAAAGTCCGAGATGGTGGTACTGATTTTACAGGTGCAATTTCATCCCTTCAGTTACTTGCAAGTTCTGTTTCAACTTCAACTGTAACTGAAGTTGATATTACTTTACCAACTGGATATGATAATTATTACTTGCATATAATTGCTAAAGGTGATGAGTCTAGTTCAACAAATTTTCAATTACAAGATAAAATGGATGGCGACAGCTCTTTTACAACAAGTAACTATACAACTCAAGTTAAATTGATGGATGTAACAAATAATCAAACTAATACTAATAGTGGTGGCTCAAATAAGTTATTATCAACTGCTAGTGGCTCAAACTCAAATTATTCTCATAACATATTTTTAAATGGTTATGGAAGAACTGATGTAGCTAGTAGTATAAGTGGCACATCTACTAAAGGTCTTTCAAGTGCTTCAGCTACTTGGGTTTTTGGTGGTTCTCATACAACTGAAGCAACATCTTTAAAAAAAGTTGTTGAGGTAAGGTACAAACCTTCTCAAGGAAATATTGTTCAAATGTATTATAAATTATATGGAATAGTCTCAACATGACAAGATATAGATTAAAAGATGGTAAAAGAATACCCTTTACAGCAGAAGAAGAAAAAATAAGAGATGCTGAAGAAAAAGCATGGAAAGATGGTCAAGATGATAGAGATTTAGCAGAGTTAAGAAAGGAAAGAACTCTATTATTAGCTGAAACAGATTGGATGTCTTTATCTGATGCACCAACAATGTCTGATACTTGGAAAAAGTACCGACAAGACCTTAGAGACATAACTAAAACTTATAAAAGTATGGATGATGAAGGCTTTACCTTTCCAACGAAGCCAACGGAGTAAACTATGGCATATATAGGAAAATCACCGACCAACGGAGTAAGATCAAGGTTTGTTTATCAAGCAACTGCTTCGCAAACTACCTTTAGTGGTTCAGATGCTAACTCACTTACCTTGAGTTATACTGATAGCTTGTATATGGATGTGTACCAAAATGGTGTATTGCTGAAAGCAGGCACAGACTATACTGCTACAAGTGGCACATCTGTTGTTCTTGGTACTGGTGCTACGCTGAATGATATTATTGAGATGGTTGTATATGATGTATTTTCGGTGCAAGAAACTTACACAAAAACAGAATCAGATAATCGCTATCCATTCAAAGGAAATAATAGTATAATTAGATTGAATGGGCAGACTATTAGTGCAGACATAACCATAGACTCAGATGAGAATGGTGTAAGTGCTGGACCTATAACACAATCAGCGACAGTTACTGTTAATGGTTATTGGAGTATTGTATGACAAGTCAACTCAATGTAGATACCATTGTAGATAAAGCAGGGTCAGGTGGAACGAATGTTAAGGTAGCTAATACATCTACTTATGTGTCTGAAAATAGCACTACCACACAAAATTTGGTACAAGCATTACCTAAAGTTTGGATTAATTTTAATCAAGATACACCTGCAATAAGTGATAGTTTTAATGTTGGTAGTGTAACAGATTCAAGCACAGGTGATTATAATGTTAACTTTTCTAATAATATGAATAGTACAGATTATTGTGGAGTTTGTACTGGACAATCAGAAAGCTCTAACAATGATAGCACACATTATTTTACGCATGCAACAAATTTAGCACGAAGATTAGACTTTGAGTCAGGGTCTTTAAGAGATTTGGCTAATTCTAATACATTATTTGCAGGAGACTTAGCATAATGGCTAGTGAACTTAAAGTAGATAAATTTACAGGTGTAACCACAGCAGATGCTATTAATGTTACAGATGGTAGTACAACTGCAAGTTTACAAAAAGGTTTAGGTAAAATCTTTATTAATTTTAATGGTGAAAGCACAGTATCCACTAGAGCTTCAATTAATGTAAGTAGTTTAGATGATGATGGCACAGGTGAATACGGAATAAATTATAGCAGTAATATGGATAACACTACATATTTTCCATCAGGTATGGCAGAGGAAGATGGTAAAGTTACTATTGTTGCAGGTGCTTATAGCACTAATTTTGCTACTAATCTTTTAAACATTAAATGTAAAACTGGAGGTAGTACAATAGACAGAGAAGTTATTTCTGTAACGATTCATGGAGACCTCGCATAATGGCTAGTATATTAAGAGTAAACACAATAACAGATGCAAGTAGTAATAATTCTACTGCTGTATCCGTAATCAATCAAGGTACTGCTAAAGTGTGGGCAAATTTAAACGGAACAGGAACTATTGCACTTAGAGATAGTCACAATGTAAGTGGTGTTACAGATAATGGAACAGGCAATTATACATACGCAATTTCTTCAAATATGAGTAATGCTAATTATGCTAATACTGCTATGGGCAGTGAAGACCATGCAGGGGACATAATGATTGATGACCTTAATGCGTCACCAACGGCATCTGCCATTAGAATTCAAGCTAGAACATATGATGGAGGAACAACAGCAGACATAGCGTTTGTTTATCACACTTCACACGGAGACTTAGCATGAGTAAAGCAGCAGAATTAGCAAAGATGGGTGAAGTCCTAACCAATAA